TAAGTTTGCTATTTCGTTTACAACTTGTAGTAAATCCATTATACTTTATTTAAAAATCTTTTAGACACAGCTTCAACTCCTTTTAATCCTAGAAAACCTAAAACAAATGCAATACCATTTTCGTATTTTACGTCACTGATATTTAGCAAGTGCGCTGCAACTGGTGTAATGTAGTTAGCGCTAGCTACTCCAGCTATTATAGAAAAGAAAGATTGCTTCCAATTTATAGCAGCACCTTTGCCAAGCAATAATAAGCTCCCGAATAAACCAGCTATACTTTGCATAATGTTTATTCCGATCTCGTCTAAGAATGTTTTCATTTTTTATTTTGTTTTCCTCCTCTACTGTATGGGAACAATGTATTCATTGCCTCGCGTCTGCCTTCGCAACCACAAGGTATATTTAAACCTTGAGATACTTTATCTACAACCTTTTTAATGCCAGTGGCTTTTGTTACTTTGTGTATTGTATCTCCTAATCCTCTTGATTCCATATTAATATTTACCTCTTATTCCTTTTGGACTTGACTTAGTACTTCCACCTTTACCAGCCCATAAATCTTTACAAGCCCAGTATTTAGCAGATAATTTATCTTTTGCATTGGCACAACCATGTCTAGCCCTGAAGCTTTTTCTAGCAGCAGCAGAATAATTGTGACCATACTCAGATGCGCCGTAGTGTATTATCTTTTCTTTACCTCCAGAGCAAGCTTTTACAACCCTCTTTTTACCAGCTTTTGGCGATGGCTTAGGAGAGTTACATTTCATTTTTGATTTGTCTAGTTTTTTCATTCAGTTAAACCTTTCCACATTTCAATTATTCTTGGATCTGGATATATATCAGCTTTATCGTATCTAACGCTGTTGTGAGTATAAACGCCAGGCTCAGCCATTAATGCGCGCATGGTAACATCCCATACGTCTTCATTGTAATCTAAAGGAATATTATAAGTCTTACTCCAGAACAATAACAATTTACGAACACTTTCTATTTGTTCATCTGTGTACTTATGCCAGAACTTACTACCTCTATATTCTTCATCTAACGTACAGACTTCGTCTGCGTTTATATAATTGCCGTATATACTTTTAAACCTGCTCCCAGATGGTTCTAATGGTCCGTATGAACATAGTTCAATGCCTATACTTATTTTGTCTAACGATACATAAGGTAAACCTTTACTATCAAACACAGACTCTTTAAGTCCTAAGTGATACGCCCAATATAAAGAAGAAAACGCTTGCACAATAGATCCGTCTCTAGATATACAAACAGCAGTACCAACACGAGCTCTATCATTAGCCCAAATATCTATCGTGCGTTCGCCTGTTGGTCCACCAACCGTATGGTGCAAATATATTTGTTTCTTTGGACTAGATTGCTTTATGTATTGATGCGGCTCTAGCGGATGTTGTTTTAAATTTAAATCATCTAGAGTTATCTCTATGTTATTGGCCATATAATATTTATTACTTGATTTGATTTTATTTTACCCTTCTACCACCACCAACTCTTATTCCACTGCCAACCCTAGATCCAGCCTCGACTCTTCCACCGGTTTGTTTTTTCTTTTTGTCGTCTTGAATACCTAATTCCCATTCAGACCAACCGCCAAGTAGTGCCATTCTCTCCCACATTTCTAAGTCTTGACTGTATGCTGCATCTATGTTATTTATTTTCTTTATAACACGATCTGCTGGTATGTTAGTTGTGGCAGATATTACATTTGCGCTTGCTAGCCAAGCTGGATTATCTAAGCTCCAACCCATTTGTGACATCTCTTTTTTGTTCCACTGTACTTCGCGAGCTGCTTGATTTAATCTAGACAACTTTGAAGATATTGGAGGAGATATTTTTGTCATTTCAAACGCAACCTTCTCATAGTTTGGTCTTTTCTTTTCCGATTCTTCTATTGCTTTTAGCACTCCACCTTTTACAGTACTTGCAACAGCTCCACCAACACCGATACCTCTTAGTATACCGTCTGCCATACCATTTGCCATACGCATATACTTTTCATCCATTTCTTCTTCGTCTTCAAAGTCAGCGGCAAATAACGCAGATTGTATAGCGTTGAATATTATTCCTTGCACAGCGCCATAATAAAGTATTTTTGATATATTTACTTTAGCATCACCTCTTCCAGCTGCTAAATCCATGCTAGCTTTCTTTATGATACGAGCATACTGAGAAGGTGTATTTGCAAACGCTAGCACTATTCTACCTAATGGTCCAGCTTGCTGTTGAGATATTCTATCAGGTCTACTTGACTGTTGAGATTCTTCTGTTGCTTCTCTAAAATCATCAAATGCTTTTTGCTCCGCTTCGCTTTGACTTAATCCTTCTTTTAAATATGACTTAAGTCTATTTCTATAAAACGTAGCTCCGCCAGATGCAATAGCAAAACTATCAGCAAACTGTGTAGGTAAAAATCCTTTTTGAAGTATATAACTAATAGCACCTCTAACTCCACCTTTGTTTGCCATTTCAGCAATGTCAGCTTCGTTTATGTTAATAGTTAAATTATTTCTACGCTCTTTCAAAAAGTCCGAATTAAATAAATAGGCAAAGTCTTTCCAATACTGAGGTTGATTAGCAAATGCTGCAGATGCTTTCAATATATTATTGTCTGACCAGTTTATAAAGTTTACTGCAGATATAGTCTGAAGTAATGCTGATCTAGTATTAAAGAACATTATTGCACCAGTACTACCGTTGACCCAGTCTAAAAATCTACCCGTATTAGAATCACCATCGAAGTTTCTATTCTTACCAGACTTCATTCTTTTTAACATGTTCTCTAAAGCTTCTCTATAATTAGAACCATATGCTGCTTCTAGTTTATTTAAGTTCTGCTTAGAGAATATTGCGTCAACATTGGCTTGCCATTGTTCTAAGTGCTTTGCTCTTTTAGTGATCTGCAGTCCAGCCATCAAGTCTGTAGTGATGCTACCAGCTAACCAACCTTCATTAGGCCCTATGTAACCGTCGCCTTTGTTGATTGCTATTAGTTGATCTGCAAATACACGTAATTCTGGATTATTGAATACGTATTTAGTCATTTCGTTTAGATCTGACTTGCTCAAACCAGGTACTTCAAAACCTTGTTGATTCCAAATATAGATACGAACAGCTTGCTCTTTAGTGAAACCTTCGTTCGGTATTTTCTTTCTTAAGTTTTTTGGAATTATCTTTAAGTTTTTCTTCAATGCTTTATAATCAGCAACCAATGACATTCTCTCATTAGCGATGTTATTCATTGCTCTAGCATAAGGGTCAATTAGGTTTTTCTTGTACCATGCCATTTGATTGTCACCTAACTTGCCTCTCGATAAAGTAGTGTATAGTAATCCAACAAAGTCTTCGGCTGACGGTGGTATAAAGAATTTATACTTACCCTTACTTGCACCAACCACTTCTGCTTTCGCATCGCTGTACATTTTGTCAGCTGCAATGCCTGTCTTTGCTTCTAATATATCATTAAACTCTTTATCTAACTTGTCGAAAACATCTTTATATACGATGCGTTCTTTAGATTTAACGTCTAATACTTTCATCGCATCTTGAACTGCTTTAACATTTTTGTAAGCATCGTCAACAAAATAAAAATCATTATAACCAAGCGCTGCTTTTTCAACCATCCATTGAGCTTTAGCCTCTGGTGAGCTATTTTGTAGTCCAGTTATATTTTCTAATGGTATCTCATACCCAACACCTTTTAAAAATTCGTATATTGCTGGTGCTGAATTTGCTGGACGAGCAGTTAACACGTATACGTCTTTATTGCCGAATTTATTTATTGCTTTTTCTAGCTTTGAAATTAAAGGACCAGGTTGACCATTTACCACTTTACTGAAATCACTAAAATCAAACACAGCGCCTTGCTCAGATAATGTGTCTCCTTGCTTGGCAAATTCGGTTGCGTCTATTTTTTTAGTCGTACCGTCTGGCATAGTTACGCCAACCATGCTTTTGCTCGTTGCTAAAGTATCGTCAAAATCAAATACTGTAATACCTTTTCTTGGTGCTTTAGCATTTCTAGCATTAGCAATTGCTTTGTCTCTATTTTTTAAATCGTTTAATAATTCGCTATTGTTTTTCGCTTTACTATAAGCTACTTTAATGTTGTTCTTAAATGCAACTTCTTTTTGCTTCTCTAATTGTACTGTTGTGGCAAATCCACTAGAGTCTACATTATATTTCTCTAATATCGTTTCACCATCATACATTACTATCTCGCTTGGATTTATTCCGCCATTATTAGTCGCTACATTTTCATTAAAATATCTAGCAAATATATTATCAGTTATCTTCCAACCTTCTGGTGTCGATGCTATATAATTATAAGGCTTTCCGTTTGGTTTGAAACCCTTGAGCTTTTTGTCGTTGACCTTAGACAATAAACCTTGTTGATAATTATTTTTAATATTAACAAAACTTTCATCTAATGTGCCATCAAGCATGGCGCCAAATAAATACTTACCAACTAAGCTAGCTGGTAGCGTATGTTCTTCAACTACCACCTTGCCACCACCTGTTAGCGGTCTTCCATTTTCAACAGAATAGAAATTTATAGGAGCAGATGTTCTAACAAAATGTGCCATGCTTTGGCTGGAACTAGAAAGTATGGCTGCTACGTACTTAGCGTTTTCTGGATTTTCGTTTATTAACTTTTCGAAAGCTTTAAATATTTTCCTTAAACCATTTATACTTTGATCTTGTCTTTCTCTAAACTGCTTTGTGTTTATTTTTTCATCTAGTTTAGAATAACTATCTCTGCTAACTGCTGCAGTTATCTCAACGTCTTCAGGAGCAAAGCTCATTCCATCAATGTCGTTGTAAACTTCTTCCATGCTAACATAGAAGAAACCTCTTTTAGCTGCAGACGTACCAGCGTTAGCAAATGTTCCGCCAGTAAAGAAGCTCTTAGGCAAAACCTTTGTTAACTTTTCTCTAACAAACGTTCTAACAGATTCTATGTCAGCTGCATCTTTAGAGCTTGGTAAAGTTAAATTCAAAGGCGCTAGTATAGCTTTCCAAACTTTGTTTTCAGCAGCAAACTCATCAGAGCTTTTTTCGAAAGAATCATTTTGCATGAATACGTTC